ATAGATGGGTCTTTGTAAGATTTAAGATTAAAATAATTTCTGTCGTAGGGTGGGTATGGTTGTGTCATGATTGCATTTCATTCCTTTCTATCTTGCCTTTAAAATACTCTGCTTTTTCTAGAAGAGTATTACCTTTGATACGTTGAGATTTAACTGCGGTTGTGAATGTATCAGGTTCACAGATTATAAATAACTCCTTTTTAGCTCTAGTGACTGCTGTGTATAAGAGTTCTCTTTGCATCATAGTTGCATGACTATTGTGGAATAGTAGGAATACTTTATCCCATTCTGAACCTTGAGATTTATGAACAGTAAGAGCATAACCTAAGATGAGAGCATTAACCTCTGCTGCTTTTGTTATGGTTTTTTCTGTGTCTGAATCCATCATGCGAAGTTTGATATGGTGAGAAGATTGTGTAACTCTATCTTCATCATCAGATGCAACTTGCGCTAAGAGGAAATCAATATCTTCTCCCGAATCAGTTTCATCATAGGTAACATTACTTTTCGGGGTATTATTGTGGCCCCAATAGTCGAGATATGTAGATTCTTTTTGAGGTGAGACTCCAGTATAGGATGGGTTAGGGTAGATATCCAAAACAATTGCATCTTCCCGATCATACAATACCTTATCTCCAACACTGAAGTAATGTTTGATGAATCCAGAAACAACTTCCCATGTAACAAGCTCTTTCTTTCTTGCAAGATGGTTGGCAATTGACTTGTTGATTTCAATTGTTCCATAGGATTTATTAAAGGGTATGAGGATGATATCGTTTTCTGGGTCATATTTTCCTTGTTCATATAATTGATCGAATAGTTTTTCACTAACTGCCAATGCTGCGTCTGCTTCTATTTTCTTTTTCCAAGGTTTGATTGTGAGATTAGGTACGTTCCATTCAGGCAATTCTGCTGGAGGTATTGGAGATCCTGATAAGATACGATGTGCCAAACGTATGATGGGGGATTCGAGAGCTTGTCTATAAACTTCAGTGAGTTCAATTGTAGGTAACTCGGATAACTTAAATCCGAGAATGGCAGGTCCAAAGACAGGAGGTAATTGTTGTATGTCTCCCAAGAATATAATCTGGCATGGATGTTGTAGTGCGGCCATAACTTCTGCATAGAGAGATGTTCCTATCATAGAGGATTCTTCGAATATAAGAGTTGTTATCTCTTGTGGGAGAGGATTGAGAGCATTTCTCATTGGAGCAAACTTCATTGATGTGCGTTCATTACCATCATCATCTATAACTTGAAAATACTCAGGACCATATTCGAGAAGTTTGTGGATTGTGATGCAATTAGATTTCATTGAATCATCCATATTTCTCCTGATATTATTAGTTGCCCTGCGAGTGTATGCACAGATAACAATTCCGGGAACACCATGAGGAAGATGTTTATGATCGTGATTTTGCAGGATTCCAGTTTGCGAAGATTGGATAAGAGAGGTTACAGTACCTTTCATACAAGTTGTTTTACCTGTACCTGCTGGGCCGATAAGACAACAATCTTTATGAGTAGATGCCAAAGATATGAATGCAGATTGTTGGGAATTGTATGTTATGGCATTGCCATATTTATCTGTTGTTTCCAACAATTCTTTGGATCTTAGATCATCCATTGTTTGGACGAATCCATCATTGACAACTTCTTTAGCTGCAATAGATACAGGAGATTCGATGAGAGCTTGAGCTTTCTTAAGTCTTGCAGCTTCTATGATTGCTGCGAATCTTAGAGGATTAATTGTGGTTGCCATTATATGTTACTTTCTGGATTGTTTGTGGATTGCAAGATTTTATAATTAGATGCAATGTTCCATCGAGCGCGAGCTTTAATGTAAGAGATTGCATCAGGATAATCTTTTCTATTCGGCTCCGCTGATGGTGCAGAATCAATCATATTTTGTATGTTAGCATCTTCAGCAGATTCATTAGGTTTCAGGATTCGGTAAGATGTTAGACTATTTTTCGAGAGATCAATGTCACCCAATCCGAGATAATTCTTTTGCATCTCTGCACCTTTGCGAAGATACTTCATTAGGGCAATTGCATATATTGAACCATCACCTACGATATGTTCTTCACAGTGTTCGATCAATTCGCGCAAATCATTCTCAGGAACTTGGAAGATTGATTCTGCTTTTGCACATTTAATAATGATTGATTCCCAATAATCATCAATGGACATTTTAACACCGCGAATTTGAACTGAGAATGTTGGGAAATCTCCAGCAATTCTTGCCCAGTTTGCCAAGATTTTAGGATAATCTTCAATGTTTTTATGTGATGATTTAATTAGTTTTTGTAATCCTAATTCTCTGCGTTGGAGTTCTTGATCATTGGAGTGATCTTTTATGTTTTGTGCCCAATCATTATAGTTCTGATTCCAGATTTGAATCCAATGATAAGAGTTTTCCAAAGAACAAGTGTCTGGAGTTATAACAAAATGAGGTAGGACAAATGATGGATGTTTAATGATATCTATTTTGCCTATGATATGGATTAGTTGTTCCATATTATTGGCAATGATTGAATTGGTTTTAGAATGATAAGATGCAGGAACTCTCCATTCTATAAGAGATGTGGAATTCAAGAGAGATAGGTAGGTGAGATATGATTCAGTGTGTGATAACTTACCATTTGCCCACATTGATGCCAAAGATACTAACTTTTTGGATGATACTGAGAATAGTGGGTGAGATACTTCTCTGGAAGATACAGAGAATGGTAAGTGTTCGCAGGAGAATTCAATTCCTGATTTTGCACATATGATTTTAGCCATGATTAGATTCCCATTATGGTTGCTTCGTATCTTGCTTCTTCTTCAGGAGTCATAAGATTGTTTTCATATCTCTGCCGTTCGGCAGATTCGAATTGTTTTTGTATATGAGTTTCTGAAAGTTTATAAGCAGGATTGATTGCACCAACTTCTACTTTTGCAATCATAGGTACAACTACCTTAAGAATACCTTGAGTAACAGAGTTTTCATCTTGTTTACAAAGATACGCAATGTGCTGCAATTGGGAGAGAGTTAATACTGGACGAAATTTAACAAGATTATGATTGATTTGATTTGACATTTTGTTTCCACCTCTGGAAAAGGAATTAAGAAAACTCTCACCCATGTAATTTATATGGGTGAGAGATAGAGCGCGTTAGCGAGACATTATGTATGCTTTGATTTGATTTGAAATGATTTCTTTTGTCATTCCAAAATCAGCATACTGTGTCATAAGATAAGATACAAGAGAATCAATAGCCCAATTGGGATTTTGATGTAAGAAATTTCTAGCAAGAGTGATTGCATGTTCTTCAGATAATAGAGTGTCAATTGTTTTCATAGATTTACGATTCATTGTTGATGGTGATTTAGATAGTTTAGATATGTCTCGCATGGATGCATAGTCTGTTGGATGTGCCATGATTAGATTTCCTCTGCTTCCGCAACTAAGAGACAAAGAGTAAGACGTTCAAGCCTATTTGTTATGTCTGATATGTATTCAGTGTTTCCAATGTATGTTGAATAAAGATAATTGGAATACTCATGGTAGCCCCAAAACATATCATCAATGATTTCAAATATGTGTTCAGAGTTATGAAGTGTGTTTGCAATTTCTTGCTTTTGAGTTTCGATAGATAGTTTGATTTCTGACATGATATTTATTCCCCTAATGTTGAAATATAAAAAAGGAAAAGCCACATATAAGATTCATGTTCATTGTGTGAATCAAATGATTGCAGAGATTGTAACCAATAATAGTTAGGATTATTAGGTAGAGAATTGCAGGTATGATGTTTGGATGCCATGATTTAAAATCCCAGGTTGTTTAAGATTTCAACAAAACGAAAATAACTCAGAGGAGTAAGATGTTGTTGAATCATTTTAGTTTTGTGCACTTGATAGAAGTAATGCATTTGTGATGCTGACATTTGATTCTCCAATTAAAGATATGATAAGATTTAAGATTCTAGGTTTCTTAACTCATTTACGAATTAAGAATATAAAATCCTGAGAGCGAAGCTCTGGCACGGCAACCAATATGCCAATATGCCACAATGCCAGAGGCGTGTCAACCCCCATCCCCACAGAGGATAGGATTGTACTTATATTAGATACACTGTTCATAGGTGTGAGAGTTAGATAGTTCATCTTACGGTCATATTTAGGGGTATCAAAATTTATATATAAAAACATATAGGGACTTATATTAACTACCTAGATACAAGTAACTAATATAAGTGACCGATGCACCTATGAGGCATGAGGGTGCAGGGGTCAAATGGCATTCTGGCATTCTGGCATTGTGTCACGCGTGCCAAAGTCTGAGAATGCCATTTTAAATTAATTGAATTGTGATATGAATTTATCCGTTTCTTCTTTAGTGGGATATCTCAATCCTGTATTCGGACAAGTCAATCCGGATACATCAAGGTTGTCAATCATAACTTTACGATTAGATATTGCAGATACATATTCTTGAATTGTAATCAATCCACTAGTGTACTGTTCTGTGATTGCCAGAATATCTGCATTGATTGCATTTAAGGTTTCTTGGGACAACATGATAACTCCAATAATTAAGGTCAAAATTAACCATTGATAACCCTAGATATAATCCAAGGTTATCTAGTTTAATTCTAATCAGAATCCAAAATCCAATGCTTCCGCAACTGTGGGCGGATTCAATTTTGCATAAAATCTCTTGTAAACAACATCAGAAGTATCGTCACACAGATTCAAGACTTCAGTCAGCTTTTGGGCAACCATTGTTGCGGGCTTGGCTTTCGTAGAAAGCACTTCCGCAAACTTACCTTTGGTTACTTCGATTTTCTTATCAATCTCTGCATCGGCAATTCCTTTCTCCAATAGTTTCTCTGTGAATGCCAGTGCAATGTTATCCATAAACCATTGTGCAACCCGTTCAGAAGTCCACTTATCTCCCACTGTTTCTGCTTCGAGATATGCAATAATTGCATTTTGTTCAATGTCAGATGATTGCACTGACTTTTGACCTGACTTGATTCTGTCAGCAATGATTGCATTTTGAATTGTCTTGAAGTATTCCACGGCATGAAACTGCACACTAGAATTAGTAAAATCAATGGATTCGGCAGTCAACAATGGAATACTTGTTGCCATAGTTTGCTGTAAATGTTGGCCATAATTGCCGTCCTTATCTTTCTTGGCAATTGTGACAACTAAGCGTTGCCCATCAAATGGTGCTGATTTTTTAGCATCGTAAACTGTGGCTGTGTGGATATTGCTGATTACTGACATGATAGTGATTCCTTTAAGTTTGGTTAAGTTATGCCCTTAGGCCCTATTATATAAGCACATTCTATGCCAAGTTTTCGCGCCTCAAGTTATCCACACAAAAAACCCTTATAAATCAACCACTTACCTGCGTTATCCACAATCTATCCACAGCTTAACAGTTCTTACACCAAACTTACATTCCCTCTATTTGTGCGTTTTCTCCCAATTCTGCACCTTTATGGTGAATATGCGCCAGCATGGTGCAATAATGCATAATTACAAAATAATGTTACACTCTTAATAATGTTATCCACAATCTGTGGATAACTCTTGTCAATTTCTGGTGTGTGCAATATAATTCCTGTGCATAACTTAGATGTGCAATATTGCGCAGCACATGGGGTTTTTGTAAGTATGTTATTTAAGCATAACCAGCCCCATAACCTATACTGTATATAAACACAGTACCAGCCCCATATAAAGTAAGCACTAACTAACATACACTAACTAAAATCAATTGACTTGATTTAATCCAATGTAAGTAAGCACTAACTAACACATTAGACATCATACAACTGTAATGCGAATGATTCTTATTTAGATCTGACCGGGGCTGGGGCCTTTTTGCATTCGCGCGCGACGGTTTTCCTATTACGTCAAACTTATTTTACTAAAATTTTTCAAAACACATTGATCCCCACCTCACTGCGTTCGGCAATTTGCATTAATATTAACTTAATTAAGGAACTCATATGTCATCCACAACCACAACTACTGAAGATCGTGCTCTTACTCTTTTAGGACAAGGTGTTCCTCCACAAGCAGTTGCCAATGCTCTCGGAGTAGATATATCTCGGATCTCACAACTATTATCTCAAGAAGATTTTGCACAACGAGTTGTTGAAAAGAAGTTTGAATCTCTATCCAAAAACAATGAAAGAGATTCCCACATAGATGATTTGGAAGACAAGTTGCTGCGCAAAATGCAAGATTGCTTACCATTTATGACAAGACCAATGGAAATTTTAAAATCATTTCAAATCTTAAATGCAGCAAAACGAAGAGGACAAAGCGCGCCAGAAGATCTTACACAAAAACAAACCATCATCCAACTTAATATTCCACAAATTATTCTCGAAAAATTCCAATCCAATGTGCATAATCAAGTTATACAAGTAGGTTCCCAGACTCTTGTTACTATTCCATCTGGGCAAATGTTAAAACAATTGGAGGCTTCAAATGCTCTCCTCACCCAAACTAACCAATCAAATCAAAATGACGCAATTACAATTGGAACAAAAACAGAAACAAATCGAACTTAACAAAGCAGCAGCCCTATCTCTTCTAATGGGACTGCGAGCACAACTTAATAAGAATTCTGTCTCTTCCATTTCTGTAAGTGCAAAATGAATCTACATGATTCTGTAGGAGTTGAACAACCTCCACCACCCAGCGCATTTGAAATTGAGCAAGCTAGATTGCAGGAACAAGCTCGTCACAATGAGCGAATGGAATCAACAGCATTTCAAATAGATCAAGTTAGACAAAGTGCACAAAATTCTCTCGACTTCCTAGCAGCTCTGGCAACACCAGATACATACAAATACCTATTTCCGCCAGTATATCAATCAGTTTGGCAATGGCTTCTCACCTATATACATAAAACCCGAGACTTTTCACAATTGGCATTAGGTTTACCTCGTGGATTTGCCAAAACAACATTGATGAAACTGTTTCTTTTATATTGCATCCTGTTTACAACCAGAAAATTCATAGCAGTTACAGCAGAAAACACAACTAAAGCAATTAATATTGTTTCTGATGTGATGGATATGCTCTCAGAACCTAATATTAGAAAAACTTTTGGAGACTGGAAAGCTGGAGTTGAAACAGACAGGCAAGATCTCAAAAAATTTGGTTTCAGAGGACGCAATGTAACCATTTTAGCTGGCACAATTGAAACCATTCGTGGAATTAACTTAAAAAATGCGCGTCCAGATGTAATGATATTCGATGACATACAATCTAGAACAATGGCTGAATCTCAAGTTGTATCAGATGCGCTAGAACGAGAAATGTATGGTACTGCGATGAAAGCTAAATCTCCAGAAGGCTGTCTATTCATTTTTATAGGTAATATGTATCCCACCAAATGGAGCATTTTACGCCACCTTAAAACTAATCCCAATTGGATCAAGTTCATTGCAGGTGGAATTCTCTCAGATGGCACTTCTCTTTGGGAAGAATTACAACCAATTGCACAACTCCACCGAGAATTCCAAAATGACCTTGCAGCAGGACACCCAGAAATTTTTTATAGTGAAGTTCTCAATGACGAAAATGCCTCTGCAAACAATTCAATTGATATATCTAAAATACCTCCATACCCATATCAAAATGATGATATTCCAGCAGCTAAATTTCTTATAATTGATCCATCAAATGACAAAGCACACTCTGATGCAGTTTCAATTGGATATTTCGAAGTACACAATGGTTATCCAGTATTACGAAAATGCGTAGAAGGTAGGTTATCCCCAGGTGATACAATACGTGAATCCCTTAAACTCTGTTTTACATATGGCGTCTCCATCATTGCAATTGAATCAAATGCGTTCCAATATTCTCTTTTGTATTGGTTTAATTTTATTTGTACCCAGCAAGGAATTACTGGAATCGAACCAGTTGAAGTGTATTCAGGTTCGCAAAATAAAAATGCCCGTATTCTTTCAATGTTTCTCCAACTCCTAAGAGGAGAAGTTGTTGTGCATCCAGATTGTGCTCCTGCAGTTCACCTACAAGCATCACAATTTAATGCATTAAAAAGAGATAACACAGATGGATTATTAGATCTTTTGACTTACGCCCCCAAAGTTTTGGAACTTTATGGGCACCAGTTAATTTCTTCAAATGTGATAATGGAACAAGAGTATGGCGCCTCGCAAGTTCTCGAATATAATGCACCTTTCTAATTAGGAAACCTAATGGCAACCAATCTACCAATGATTCTTCCCGAAAAAGCTCAGGCTGGAATCATAGAATTTCAAAAACAAGCTTATACAATGTTAGGTGCCTCTTGGAATATTAGAGAGCAAATGCGTCAAATTGATCTTGCATACCAACGAGAAAAAGATCAGACAGATACACAACAAAAAGCCAAACTTGCCAATCGTTATGGTGATGCAAATAAATTTCAAAACATTACAATCCCAGTTGTCTTGCCAACAATTGAAGCCGCAGTAACTTATCAATCCTCAGTGTTTTTGTCAGGTAATCCTATATTCGGATGTGTTGCATCAGCACAATATGAAGATGCTGCAATGGCAATGGAAGCATTAATCGGAAACCAACAAACAGTTGGTGGATGGATTAGGCACATCCAAATGTTTTTCAGAGATGGGTTTAAATACAATCTCTCAGCATTAGAAGTTAATTGGGAAGAGAAAGTTGTAGCTGCTCTCGACACAGATACACAATTTGCAGGTGGAAAACAAGGTAAACCGCGAGATGTAATCTGGGCAGGTAACACAATTAAACGTCGTGACCCATACAATCTTATTTTTGACACACGAGTTCATCCATCACAAATTTCTGAATCTGGAGAATTTGCTGGCTACACAGAACTTATGTCTAGAGTTGCACTTAAAATGTTTATCGCATCTCTCCCAAATAAAATGACAGATAACATTACAAAAGCATTTGCATCTGGTATTGGTGGCAACACAATTAATACATCCTCTGTTGCATCTTATTACATTCCTCCAATCAATCAAGATGCAATGGTTAATGTTAACTTGCGCTCTGGAACTGATTGGATGGCATGGGCACAAGCATCTAATTCTCAAACAAAAATAGATTATAAAAACATCTATGAAGTAACAACAATGTATGGCCGAATCATTCCATCTGATTTCGGTCTACGAGTTGCTGCACCTAACACTCCACAAGTTTGGAAATTTATTGTTGTAAACCACTCAGTTATTATCTATGCTGAGCGACAAACTAATGCCCACAATCGCATTCCAATGTTATTTGGTGTGCCAATGGAAGATGGATTAGGTTATCAGACAAAATCATTAGCACAAAATGTGCAACCTATTCAAGAAGTTTCTTCAGCAATGATGAATTCTGTTATTGCTGCTCGTCGTAGAGCTATTTCAGATAGGGGTTTATATGATCCGTCGCGTGTTGGAGAAGCACAAATCAACTCTGACAATCCGTCAGCTAAAATACCTGTTCGCCCAGCAGCATATGGTAAGCCACTCTCTGAGGCATACTACGCGATACCATTTAGAGACGATCAATCTGGCACTATTATGCAGGAAATGGGTTCAGTTATTAAACTCTCAGAACTTATCTCAGGACAAAACCCAGCAAGACAAGGACAATTTGTAAAAGGTAATAAGACCCAAACAGAGTATTCAGACGTTATGAATAACTCTAATGGCCGGGACCAAAATCAAGCTCTTCTCTATGAGGACCAAGTATTTACACCTTTGAAAGAAATTCTTAAACTTAATATTCTTCAGTATCAAGGTCCAACTGAGGTATATTATTCAGATAAGAAAACTCAAGTTCCAGTAGACCCAGTTGCACTGCGAAAAGCTATTATTAACTTTAAAATGACTGATGGATTGGCTCCAGCATCCAAATTGATTAATGCAGATAGCTTCCAAACATCTTTGCAAGTTATTGGTTCAAGTCCTCAGATTGCTCAAAATTACAATATGGGCCCAATGTTTTCTTATCTTATGAAAACTCAAGGTGCTCTAATTTCCGATTTTGAGAAAACTCCAGAACAAGTTGCATACGAACAAGCATCTAATCAATGGATGCAAATGGCACAATTAGCTCTCTCCAAAGGTCAACCTTGGAATAATCCACAACCAACTCCACAACAATTTGGTTGGTTACAGCAAGGTGAAGCTCCACCGCCTAAACCAGATCCATTGCAATCATTCATTGGAACTTTAGCATCACAACCACAAGCTGCTGATGTAGGTAATGTTGCCCCAGGAGCACAACAATAATGTCACATCTCATAACAACTTCTTTTTCTCGTTTTTCCTTAACTCAAGAGGAGGCCGTAAGTGGTCAAACATTAACAACACAAAACATTCAATTTATGCAAAATCTTATGTGCGATGCCGCAGAAGAAAAACTTGCACTAAAATTTGATCCATTTAATCCCATGGAGTTTGCTCAACGCGAAGCAGAACTTATGGGACAAATTGGCATACTTAGAATGCTAATTGAATTTTCTCGTCAACCTTCCACCACCTAAGGAATTTATATCATGGCTTTTTTCTCTAATATTTTTGGTACTACATCCGCTGGCGCAACTGAAACTCCTCCAGCTCCGGCAGCACCGACACAAACAACTCAACAAACTCAGACAACTCAACAAACTACACCAGCTCCTGAAGTATCCCCCATGGATAACTTTAAGGACCTCTGGCAACCTGCTAATACTCCAAACGTTGATACAACTCTCCCAGCTAATATGTTTGCAGGTGCCGATCCTGCTAAAATGTTAGAGGCCGCTCGCAAAGTTGATTTCGCTAAGTCAGTACCACCAGAAGTTCTCGCTAAGATTACAGCAGGTGGACCAGATGCAGCAGCAGCTTTTGCTCAAGCAATTAATGATGTTGCTCAACGTTCTTATGCACAAAGTTCTTTTGCAGCTACTAAAATTGTAGAAGCATCTTTGGCAAAGTTTCAAGAAGGTCTGGAATCCCGGCTCCCTTCACAAGTTAAGAGATATCAAGTCTCTGAATCCCTCCGCGAATCTAATCCAGCTTTGAATCATCCGGCAGCAGCTCCAATTATGGAAGCACTGCAAGCTCAATTAACAGTAAAGTATCCAAATGCTTCTGTTAAAGAACTTCAGGATATGGCATCTACTTATCTCACCTCATTTACTCAAGCTGCTTCTCCTAAACCTAAGGCAGATGCAATTCCAGTTAATGAAGATTGGGGCAAGTTTTTTGCTTAACTCTCGCATTTTTATCTCTAACATGTTAACTTTTAATTAAGGAACTTTATGTCTTATCTACGTGTTCATTCTTACGACTCTGGTCGTATCATGGCAGCGGCAGCTCCTGGTGATGTTGTTTCTCTCGCAGAACTTGCAACAATCGTCAATGCTGCTGGTGCTCAAACTATTAGTGCTGCCGCGATTGCAGGTCAAGTTGTATTGCGTCAAGGTGCTGGTGCTGTGTCCGATGTTACAGATACTGCTGTTAACATTATGCAAGCTATGTATGGTAATACTGGTTCTGCTCCTCGTGTTGGTGAAGGCTTTATTTGCTTCTTCTCCAATCAAGGTGCATCTACTGTTACTATGACTGGTGGCACTGGTGTTACTGTGTCCGGTAATACTGCTGTTCTCACATTGACAACTAAAATCTTGTTTTTTGTGTGTACTGCTATTGGTACTCAAACTTTTGCTAACGGTGTTTACACCAATACTGGTGCAACATTCAACTGCATCTGCATGTAATTGCAAAGCAATTAATCTTATTTAAAGGAAACTAAAATGTCTACTGGTTTGTTTAATACCTCGGTCCTAACCACTGATCTAGCTAAGAAATCATTTGCAGGAATGATTACTCGCTTGATGCCCAATGGTTCTGCACCTTTGTTCGGCATGACTTCTATGCTCCAGTCTGAAACTGCTGTTGCAACTGAACATGGTTTTTTTACTAAAACAATGTTGTTGCCTCAAGTTACTTTTTCCGCTGGCGGTCAACTGATTTCTGATACAACGTTCACTGTTCTTTCTACTGCAAACATCTTGCCCGGCATGATTATGCGCATTAACAACAGCGCATCGTATGAAAATTTTATTGTTAATCAAGTTATCAGTTCGACTCAATTCACTGTAACTCGTGCAGTTGGTACTGTTGCAGCCGCAGCTGTTCCTGCTTCCGTTGATGCATATCAAGTTGGCAATGCTTTTGAAGAAGCATCTCTACGTCCCAATTCTCTTATCATCAATCCGGTTCGCATCACAAATTACACTCAGATTTTCCGTAATACTTGGGCAATCTCCGACACCATTCGTCAGACAATGATGATTGCTGGTGATACCAACATTGCTGAATCTCGTACTGATTGTGCTGCATTCCACGCTGCTGATATTGAGAAAGCTCTGTTCTTTGGACAAAAATCTCAAGGTTCTCGTAATGGTCAACCTTTCCGCACAATGGATGGATTGATTAATATTGTTGGTACTGCTGGTAACTATCCTTCGTATTATGCTGGTGTAACCAACGTTTATACTGCTGGTTCTACTACCACTTATCCTCAACTCGAAGGCTTTTTGGATCCAATTTTCAATCAGGCAACTGATCCAAAGGTTGGCAATGAGCGTATTCTCTTTGTAGGTGGTGCCGCTAAGAAAGTAATTACCAACATTACACGTCTGGCAACTGGTTCGTTCTATCAAATCCAAGATGGTCAAACTTCTTGGGGTCTGCAATATTCCACATTGAAAACTTCTCGTGGTGCATTTCAGATGATTGAGCATCCACTCTTTAACTCCAATACAACTTGGGCTAAAATGGCCGTTGCTGTTGATTTGTCTACATTCCGTGCTGCATATTTGGGCGATCGCAAAACCCAGAATAAAGAATTTAATGCAGACAGCGATGCAAATGACAACGGTATTGACGCAGTGGGCGGAACTCTGACAACTGAGTTGACTTGTGTTGTTAAGAATCCTCCAGCTAATGGCGTTGTGTATAACTTGACTGCAGGCGCAGCAGGCTAATTCTCTTCTCTAATTCCTCTTGGTGGGGAAGGGTGCAGTTTTTCTGGTATAGTTATCTGCCTAATTCAAACTATACTATTACCTCTCTCACCACCAAACGATCGGAAACTTAAATGGCTGAACTTACTGTATTTAAATCTCGTGCAATGACCATGGGTTATGCATTCAAATCTGGCAAAGTTGTTCACTTCCTAGCTGGAATGTATGCAACTGCTGCAAAAGATGAGATTGAAGAGTTGACAACTGAGTGTGATAATGCTCACCCAAATTTCTATATTGATCCGGCACAGAAAACAATTGACTCTGAAATGATGGATCCAGTTGCAGTTTTGCGCGCTAAGATTCGGGAAGAAGAGCGTGCTCTAATTCTTGCTGCAATGGGAAATCCTCAACGAGATATGGGAACAACTCCTCAAGGTAAATTAGAAGGCATTGCCAATTCTCACACAATTAATGGAATGCAGGCAAGTTCAGAAGCGCAGGCTTCTGCTGCTCAAACTCCAATTCCAGCAGGCACAATTAAAGTTGGTGCAATTAATATTGCATCAGGCGCAAAAAAATAAAAGGTAAATAGGATGAAAAAATACTACGATTCAGTTGCAAGTTCAGTAGGTAAACCAGTTGTTGGTGCATCAGTACAAGTTCTGGTTTCCGGAACTACAACTGTCGCTAGTATTTTTTCAGACGCTGCTGGAAGTCTTGCAATAATCAATCCTATCTTAACTGATGGGAATGGTTATTTTGAATTTTATGCAGCTGATGGAAGATACACTCTGGTAATCACAGGTCCCGGAATTGTCGGTAAAACAATTGCTGATATTATTATTGATGACCCATTAGATTTTCTCACATTTACAGACACTGGAATTATTAATTCTTTCAGTGCAACAACTGCTGGCTATTCACAAATCATTCAGCAAAACAAATCAAATTCTCCTCTTGCTTCCACAAATTGGGTAGCTGCAAATGATGCTGCTTCATCAACTACGAATTTTGCTGAGTTCGGAATTAACTCTTCTACATTCACTGGCTCTGGCCCATTCAGCCAACCTAATTATGGTTATGCAGCTTCTGGCTCAACACCAATGGTTGTTGGAACATACACTGCACAACCATTAATATTTGCAACCAACAATGTTGAAATTGGTAGGTTTGACTCGTTAGGTAATTTTATTTCCAATGTCAACACTGCTGCACCTGCATTGACAGTAAATGGGCAGATGACATTTGCTCTTACATCTAATACTAATTTACGCATTTCTGTGCGTGGTAGTGATGGTGTTACTCGTTCAACCAATCTGACATTGGCATAATTATTATGACGATATTTGTAACACCTCTAACCTCAGTTGGCAATACATCTTTCTCTTCTATTGTTTCAGATGTATACTCTCTAACCAACCGTCCTGATCTTGTTGCAGAAACTGCTCTGGCAGTTAAAGCTGCAACTATCAAAGCTCACCAATCTGATGATTTCATTAAAGACCTAACTGAGCAATCAATTCAATTCACAACTGCTGATTATTATCAATCTCTTGATTATAAATCA